TGATGAACAATGTTGTGCGTTTGGAGCATTCCAACCGTTCCAATCATGCCGTATTCGTTCAAGGTAACACTATCCTTGTCAATCGCCATTTTCTTCGACCGCGTTATGGGCGAGAAACTATTATACCGGATGGAACTCACATTACCATACACACTCCTAATCAAGAGAGTATAGTTACTATGCCATTTGAACGATCTCGGATGTTTCCAATCACAAGAAAGCGTGATGGGATTAGTGAAGAGACTGACATGGTGTTGTACAAGTGTCCGGTGTATGTCCATAAGCGCCCAACTATTGCGCATCGTTTCACCAATGGTGATTATGACTTTAAAGGTCGACTCATCACTATGATTGGTACCAACGGTACTGTGTTCACAACGAATACAGGACATTGCACGGTTGACCGCATGACTATTAAACAAGTCTTTCATGGTGAAGAAATTTACAAAGTACAATTACACAACATTATTGGGTACGACATAAGTACTCAAGCAGGTGATTGTGGATCTCTTCTCGTGGTTGACGATGACACCATTCAAGAAAAATTGGTCGGAATTCACGTTGTTGGTCGTTCAGGTGTTTCACCACCTGGTGGCACCATATTAACAGCCGATGAACTTAAGATCAATTTAGATGCAGTCAACACTGCATATCCTGATATGATACGAAAACCCACCCGGTATGAAGTACCTACTCGGATGGATGAAGCTCTCGCACAGAGTGGACTAAAAGGAGATATTCTCCTCATGGGCCGCACTGCCCGAAAGTTTTTACCACCACGGCACACCAAGATTGTGCCATCACCATTACATGACAAGATCTTTCCTCACACTACCATTCCAGCTGTCTTAGAACCCTTTGACACTCCAGACGGAGTTGTTGACCCATACAAGAATGGAGTCAACAAATACAGTGAGATCTTGCATTACATGAATCCTGAGACACTTAAAGTTGCAGCAGAAGGAATCATAGAAGAACTTGATCCTGCAGCACATACCACGATTCTTCACACGAACATGACGCTTGACCATGCAATTAATGGTCATTCACGTTACCCGCACATTGATCAGATAGACATGAATACGTCACCTGGCCTCCCTTATTGTATGGAAGGTAAGACGAAGCGTGACCTCTTTGATTTTGTCGACGGTAGATACCAACCAGGACCACGCTTGCTAGAGG